GATCGTTTTCATGTAAGATGTATTAGTGAAAATATTAGCGATGACGTAAAGTTTCGTCTTTCTATGAATAATTCTTATCAGTTTAAAGTAGGCCCGCTCATGAGATATCTTCATGGGAAGTTCGTGACATTAGCCATAGAAAATAGAGCTAATTATAATAATCTTGAATTGACCGAGCGGCAACTCGAACGTGAAAGGGGTGTTAACGAGCAATTACAACGGGAGAATAGTACTCTTTATTATGAAAATGAACGCATACATAGGCTTTCACTTGATAAAATGAATTCTGCAATGGGTCGACGTGAGCGAGCAAGTAGAAGTGCTCCTTAGGAATTTTCTCTTCTTGATTGTTTTTTTTGTTGATAATATGCTCTTTGTGAACGTAATAGGAAGTCGTTCAGCCATTTTACCCTGTAATTTGGAACTAGCAATCCCAAATTGTCTGGACGCAAATCGGGATTCGTCCGCCGATGACGTAATGTAAGATCTCGTCAGTCTTAAGTATAACTATTGGTTTATTACTTAAGGAGCTATTATGGCTATCACAACTACGAGCACATTGCCTGCACCAGTGCAGCAAAGCTTCTCGTACAAATTACTCTCTGTGCCAGTTCCAAATATGATCCATAAGATCCCTGCAATGAAGAAGAATATGCCTCGTACTGGTGGTACAACTCTTCGTATGCGTCGATACAATCCGTTAAATACGGCTATGGTTCCATTAGGAAATTCTGGTATTACTCCTCCCGCGCAAAATCTTACTGCGGTAGATATTGATGCAGTTATTAGTTTTTACGGTAGAAAGTAGGTGCCGTATGAACCGAGATGTGAATTTGACCTATGTGCAACTCAACGAGCAGGTCACGTTACAAAATCAGGACCCTGTTTTGAATGAGTGTGCTGCACGTCTTGGTGTGTCGCTAGATGTACTTGGCGACATTAAACTTTGCCTGAATACCTGGAAACTCTTAACGCGTAATGGCGAAGACAATCAGAGGGAACTTTATAAGGAAGATCGATGACCTTTGGCATTAAGAATATGGATTTCTTCAACAATAGCCTCTCTTTTGGCAATGATATTGACATAAGTCTCTTTAAAGAGCCTAGAATGCCTATCTCCACCATTAGGGATTATTGTTTTATGGAATTCTATAAGCTTGTTGCACATAGGTTGTTTGTGTTTAAGAAAAGAAACAAGCAACGGAAGATAGAAATTCAATCTTTTGGATTGCAGGGACCAAGTGCAGGAATTTTTTCGGCTGGACTCTTTTGGTTTGATGAATGTCAAAGTTCCTCCAAATCTCAACAGAAGCCAATCGAAAAACAATTTATTGGTATTCCCAATTTCGAGGCTTATCGTATAAACATGATTAGGTTTGTTTTTAGGCAACCATTTTTTGATTCTGAAGCATCCTTCGGCATCAATCAATCCAGCCATATAGGCAAACTCTTCTGTTTGTGGAGAAAGGCTTGGATACGTATTTTTGAGTTTTTTATTATAGCCGTTTTCTATCATATTAAGCTCATGCTTGGTTTTTCTTATGTTTGCAATAAGAGCTATTCGATGTTCAATCATAGATTGATCCAGTGGAAGATAATCGTTGTCGCTTATATGAAATGCATATTCAATCCAATATTGCATTTCATGATGTTTTGCTACCAAGTATGGCAAAATAGCTTCTGCACATTTAATCGCTTCTTGGTTTTTAATAGTCCAGACATAAGGAATTCTTCTATTCCCAATAGCTTTTTGTTTTCTGACCGATCCTCCGAAAGTATTTTTCAGCCAGTCCGTAATGTATTTATCAACGCTGCATACCTGCATAGAGTATTCATAAATAGTTTGCTTACTAGATTGATAGGTGCCCAAATAAAGGCATCCATCTCCATCTATATAACCAGCTGCATAAGCCAAATCATTAATATTAAACATGGTTTACTCTCTATAGCTAAGTGTTTTTATTTATATATTACAGGCAAACTGAAAGATATGCAAGACCCGCAGAGACTGAGCGGCAGAGACGCATTTATTGCGTATTCTACAGTCCGAACAGTATAGAAATATACTGAGAGGGGATTAACAAGACCCTCCGCCTAAGTAAAATTAGGTCACAAAAGTAACAGAATTGAAGGCAAACAGAAGACCAATTAACTCGTGATATGTTGGCAGCGACTGCTGGCTTCATTAACTGTGTTGGTGGTGTAAATGGCGATAATCCAACTGAAATCACTCGTTCAGATGTTGATGCTGTTGTGCGAACATTGCTTAATAACAATGCGTACACCATTATGGATAACATCGAAGGTGAAGATAAGTTTGGTACCGCGCCAGTTCGTGATGCCTACTTTGCATTATGTTCAACACAGCTTACTGGTAATCTTGATGCAGTAGCTGGATTCATTCAAAAGAATCAGTATCCAGCTCCAATGAATGCACTCAGATCTGAATGGGGCGCTATTGGTAATCTTCGATTCTTGATTTCATCTATTGGTAGCTTTGCACCAAATGCATCTTCAAATGGTGCAAACGTATTCAACATTTTCTGTGTTGGTATGGAAGCATATGCATGTATTGAGCAAGATGGCTATTCAGCAAGCTTTATCTACAGACCACCAATATATGATGGTCCATTAGCATTGAATGCTTCTGTTGGATATAAATTTGCTGAAGTTCCAAGAATTACTAATGACTTGTGGGTAATTAATTTACGCGCAACATTAGCTTAAAGGAGATAATATGGACGGAACGATTCTTAGTCAAGGTTACCTTTCAATACCCTCTCCATCGGTTGGGCAATTAATTGTTGTCCCCTCAGGAATTGATTGGATGCGAGTTTTTAATTTTCAATCAGCGTTAATTTCTGGTAATACGGGCGAACCACGGTATGGTATTGACTATTATTGGCAACGTGGAATGCCTGCAGGAAGTGCTTATGTTACCTATCGCGGTTCAGGTACTCCTGGTGACACGGTTCTTAACAGTGATGTAATTCTTTCTGGTGGATTTACTCTTTATGATCCATCGGGTCAAGATGTGAATGCATTACCTCTTATTAGTGCTGCAGTTGCTACAACGGCAAGTACGAATGCTACTCAGCCGGTAGTATCTACCGCATCTACCGCAGGACTATCTGTGGGAAGTGTTGTTCGTTTGAGCAGTACTGCTCAAACTGATGTGAATGGTATTGACATGGTAGTTGGTGCTGTTTCAGCGGGTGTCAGTTTTACTTTATTAACAGCTACAAATGCGCTCGCAAATGTACCTGGTGCAGTAGGTGGTGCTGGATTTTATCGGATCATAAATGTATCCGAATTATTTTACCCACGTCATCGCTATGTCACAAACATAACGAAAGATGTTGCCGAATCAGCAGTTGTATCAACTTCTGTGGCCCATGGTATGACCCCAGGACAAGAGGTTAGATTTACTATTCCTAAACTTGCAACTGGTGCTAAAGGAATGGTTGAATTAGACGGAGTGTCGGCAGTTGTACTTCAAGTGCTGGATGATTATTCTTTCGTAATTGATGTTGATACGTCAGCGTTTTCAACATTTGTATGGCCTACTATTGCTCAACAACCATCTTCATTCCCGATTATGGTTCCTTTCGGTGAGGATACTCACGTTTCATTGATTTCACCTTTCTCTCAAGTACCTACAGTTGGTGGTATTCAAATCCCCGGAACTCAGTCAGGTATTTTAGCAGATGCTACGGTGAATACAGGAGTTTTAGGAATGTTCCTCGGAGCTCTTGGTGTTGGTGAAGTGTCAGGCGAAGATATTGTCGGACCTGGTCAAGGGTCATTTAACCCAAGTTTAATTTTCTGGACAGCTGGTAAAGCATCATACGGCGGATTATAAACTCTTTTTAATTAATGTCACATTATAGGGGAAGGCGACGGCCTTCCCCGCTATAAATAAGGGAAAATTATGTCAGATGGAAGATCCACGATTAATTCAGAAACGAAGAATGCGTCGAAAACCAAGAAGGACCTCAAATACATGCGAGATAAAGACCGGGAGATGGTCCGCGGTATTTTTAGGTTTTTTGAAGTTCCCGGTGGTACTATGGCATTTTCTTTTAGAAAATATAAAGAAGATGAAATAGAAACATATACATTAAATGATGGGAGCATTTATACCATTCCGCGTGGTGTTGCATATCATTTATCTAATAATTGTTGGTATCCTGAACATGCATATAAAATGGATGAACAGGGAAAACCAAGCATGCAAGTAACTAAAAAGAAACGTCGATGTTCATTTGAACCATTAGACTTTATGGATCCAAATGAGCTTGCTGAACTTACACCATCAAATATTGAAACTGTTTCATTCTTGAAGTAGGTTATAACAATAGGAGAATGATAATGACCTATCAATGTTATGCTTATGTAGATCCAGTATTCGGCCCTGCTATGAGGATTATTTCTGCGATAACAAATAGTGCTTTTGCCTTGGTAACTACTTCATTTGCTCATGGGTATCCAAACGGGACTATTGTTCGTTTTTATATACCGCCTGCATTAGGCATGGTTCAATTAGATCAGATGACTTCTCCTATTGTAGTTCAAAGCCCTACTACGTTTACCATAACTATAAACACTACTTTATTTGATGCTTTTGTGATTCCCGTAGGTCTTTCATCGAAAATAAATATATGTGGACTTTGTGTTCCAATTGGATCAAAAAATGATACGCTTGCTCCAGCTGAGATTAATCTTTTATAAGGAGAGATGGTTATGCCAGTAGTACCACCAACGACAACACTTCAAGCGATTCAAAATAAAGTGCGACGTTTAACCCGAAGCCCTTCTACCGCTCAGCTTACTGATTCTGATTTGCAAAATTATATTAATACTTTTGTAGTATACGATTTTCCTGAAAATTTACGGACATTTAATCTCAGGCAGACTTTCTCTTTTTATACTAATCCTTATCAAGACACGTATCATACTGATGAATTATCATTTGGTGATCCTATAGGTAATCCTACTATCACTTCTAATCCTCTGTATAATTTTCAAAATAAATATATTTCAGTACACCCACCTATATATGTTGCCGGTTACCAAACTTTATATACGCAGTCTCGTGAGCAATTTTATGGTTATTATCCTAACGTTAATTCTATTTCTTCTATCGGGACTACCGGAGATGGGGTAACTACCACCTTTACCGGGGTTATAAATACGCAACAATCAACACCAGGAAACATAATACAGAATATTGGACTTATCCAAGGACAGGTTCTTTTTGATTCAGCTGATTCTAATTTTAATGGGCTTGCCCTCGTTGATGTACCGGTCATCAATCAGGCTACCGGTAATCCAACAACCGATGGGAATTTATATGATCCTGCTTCTTCTGCTTATCAGGCAGCTCTTTCGTCTCCTCCGATAGTAGTAGATGCTACTAATACCATAAACTATGCAACAGGGGTATTTACTATAACTTTTGGTACTGCGCCTGGTCCTGATTTACCTATTAATAGTCAGACAATTCCCTCAGTCCTCGCGCGTCCACAGGCGATGCTCTACTATGCGAATACTTTTATTGTGCGCCCAGTTCCTGATCAACCATATAAAATAGACATAGAAGTATATAAACGACCAACTGCATTATTAAGTACATCGCAAAGTCCTGAACTTGAAGAATATTGGCAATACATAGCATTCTCTTCTGCTAAAAAGATATTAGAAGATAGGATGGATATGGATAGTGTTCAGCTTTTAATGCCTGCTTTGAAAGAACAAGAACGATTGATGCAACGAAGAACAATTGTACAATACACTAATGAAAGAACAGCTACCATTTACACTGAGCAAACTTCTCCGACAACCGGAGGATTTGGTGGATGGGGTAGTGGTGGAAATAGTATTTAATTAGGAGAGACAAAATGGCGTATTTGCCCAATATTCCGCAATCAACTGATAAATTATCAGTATCGCAAGGTAATATACTCAATAAT